AGCGGAAGAAGACCAAAGGGATTAGTTAGCGATCAAAAGTTACAAGATAACTGGGATCGTATATTTAATGCAAAACCTAACTCAGATCAGTTTGAACAAAACGGAGCTGTTGTTAAGCATCATATAGAAAAAGTTGCTTGGCGAGATGAGATGGTAAAGGAAGATCATGAGAAATCAATAAGGGAGAGAGCTGATGGCGATATCACCGACACAAAGAACTCTTAAACGCATGAAAGAAAGTGGTGAATACGCTTTAGTTCAAGTAGTAGAAAAATGGAATCCATTTGCACGCATTCGTCAAGATTTATGGAATTTTGATATCTTGGGAGTATCTAAAGATGGTGAGCTTCATTTTATTCAAGTAACAACAAAAGGAAATATGAAGGCAAGGGAAAACAAAATAGCTGACAGCGAATATACCCCTCACCTTAGAAACGCAAACCTTACGTTGTTAGTAGAAGGATGGGCAAAGGTTGAAGGTAGATGGAAGTCTTTTATAACGGATGTATCTTAGGAGGATATTATGGCAGAAGGATTAGCAGCACAAGATAACGAATATATTTTTACATTTGATGATGGTAGGAAGATTAAAAGGGCGAAGTTAGCAGATTTAATTCTTGATACTATTGGGGATGATAAGAAGCACACAGCAGAGATTGCAAATGAAATTGGTATGAATTATCAGTCAGTGTTTGCGGTTATTAGAACATTAGTTACTACTGAGCTTTTACTTAGCGAGAAGATGAGTAGAAACACTGCTTACAAAAAACCTAAGGGATGCGCTTTAACTGATTACTTTAATCATGGTAAAGGCATTAAGGATTTTAAAATTAATAGCAGTAAAAAATATAAGGCAGAGGATTTTCCTAATGTTAGCTTTGGTGGTAAGAGTGGTTATGAGCAATACTCTAGCAATTACAGCAACACTATCTACGAAGGTGGCGAATGAGCCTACCTATTTCTAGGATACTTTATTTATTAGATGCTTGGGCAAAGTGGATGAGATTTGACAACCACCGCCTAGGCTTTCCAAGCAAGTCAATTATGATGAGCACTGGTGGATCTTCTGAGAATGTATTTGAAGAAATGGTAGATGATAGTGACAAACGTAACGTAATTATCCTTGATGCCATCATTACAGGGTTGCCTGTAGAGCAAAGAGAAGCTATTTATTTTAAACATTTAGGTGCAAAAGAACCATTTGCCTCAGAATTTAAATACCAAGATGCCTTGGAATCCCTTGATAAGCTTGCCTCTAAAAGAATTTATGCATAAATGTTATTTAGTTGTTGACAACTTAGTTGTTATATAAGATAATTCTTTTGTAGGTTAATTAAACAAAAGGAGATTTAAAATGGAATTAACAAAATTAGAAGTTCAAGTGTTAGAAGTTTTTTATAACGAATCAGTAGATTCTTGTGGTGAATGTAATGATGATCAAAATTTAAGTTATAACAATGCGCAAGATGTTGCTACTCAGCTTAATTTGTCAGAAAATACAATAGGTGGTGTGTTTACTTCTTTACTTAAAAAAGGATTAATTTCAGACACTAGAGATTCTGCTAGAAGAGCTCCAATAAATGATTTTGTTGTAAACAATAATTTTTTTGGTGAAGATGGAGAAGTTGCACCAGAGATTGCAAAATTATTAAACATACAGGAGGTGGCGTAAGCCACCCCTACAAAGGAGAAATAACATGTATGCAACAAAAGAAATTCAAGAATTTGTAACACTAAAGAACAGTTTAGGCGCACTTCGGTTAGAGTGGGCGACAAAATCAGGGAAAAATAGAGCGTTAGATTTTGATATTAGAAATGCTCTTGTTAATTTAAGAGCAACACTTGATGAAGATAGAATTAGTATTGAAGCTTTAAAAGAAAAAATAGAAAGTATTCAAAAATTACAATCAGAACAAATGCAAAATAAAATAGACATAGAATGTTTAAAAAGCTTTATAGATAAAAAGGAGATATAAAATGGACATAAAAGAATACGGAGATTATCACGGAGATGAAGATGAAATTGAATCAGACAAACAAGAGAAAGAAGATAATGATCCAAGGCATGAGCCAGGTCATTATTACTAAATAGCAAACTAAGGGCGCTATATTAACTGGGAGAGCTTGGAGGACTCTCCCTTTTTTTATGGTTAGCGATTGGCTTACAAACTACAATCGTGTATAATAGAGCCTTAGGGGAGAGGTGCGTTTACTGACAACGTCACTGCCCTTATTCTTAAACATCCTCCTTTGTTTAGATCCCTCTTCGGAGGGATTTTTTTTGTTATAGGAAAAATATTATGGCTAAGTGCAAATCTAAAGGTAAGAGAAGTTACGGTAAAGGTAAGAAGTAATGGATGGATCAAACTGGAGTGTTTATATCTATTGGGGATTTAACATAGGGATTGAGCTATACGAAGAGCTAATAGAATTTGAAGAAGGTGATCAGTACCCAGTGGAATACTTACTGATTAATTTAGGGTGCATTAGAATACAAAGAGGAAGGTATGCCTGACGATGTTGCTGAAACTATGGAAAAGCTTAGACGTTGGTTTGAAGCGCAACAGGATTGTGTGTAATGGAGCAAGGTAGAGACGACTCACCTTGTAACGGAATATGTAAGATAGTAGATGATACTGATGGAACACCAAAGTGCATAAGCTGTAAAAGAACTTATGAAGATATTGATGAGTGGTTCAAGTTATCAAGAGATGCAAGACTATATAGAATGCAACAACTAAAAGAAGGCAAATGATATGAATAATATGAATGATTACTTATCTCAACTGATTGCAATGATTACTGGAAGTGGATCAGCAATGGCACAGCCAAACGGAGTTACACGAGAATCTGAATTGTTAAGATCAATAGGTAATGGTGTTACAAGAGAATCTGAGTTATCTTCTGGATCTGTTGACGGTGGAATGATGGATGTTGTAAATCAAATGAATCAAATGCCTGAAGAGGGTTATCTTAAAGATATGCCATTACCAAACAATGTTATAGATGGAGCATTTCATACTCCAGAACAACTAATAGAACAAAAGATGCAAAACTCAGGTAATACTCCAATGCCACAAGGCTTTGATATAGAGAAAGTAAGAGAGATGATTCGTTCACAAAAAATGAGATAACATAGGGGTAAATAACTCGTAAGAGCTTTACAAAATTATGGAATATTACACATACGCACACATAAGAGATAACAAGCCTATATACATAGGTAAAGGTAAAAACAAAAGAGCCTACAGTAAAAGAGGTTATGATAATTATACTGTAAGCATAATAGATAAAGATATACCTGAATTGCAAGCACTAGAACTAGAAGAATTTTTAATACAAGAGATAGGTGTCAATAGTCTATACAACAAATACCTCAAAGGGTGTCCGCAAAAGAAAATCACTGTAGACTATAAACATTATAATAAATATAAAAAAACACTATGGAACATGAGTACAAAAGAAATATATAAAGTAGCTCAACAAATAGTTAATGATGCTTGTGAAGGCAATTTAGAAGCTATAAAAATATGCCTACCTTTTATTAAAATCAATAACTTATCCAGTGGAGTTTTAGATGGATAAACAAGAACAATTAGCTGAAGCACAAAAGAAAGCTGCTATTGCTAACAAAGGCAATAAGAACGGAGCTCGTAAGAGTAGGATTCTTAATGACACGCTTAAACGTAGGTTAATGCAAGATGATGGCGAAGAAGCTAACAAGGTTATTATGGCTTTGCTTACTAAAGCTAAAGAAGGAGATGTTCCTGCAATCCGTGAAGTCTTGGACAGAGCAGAGGGCAAGGTTAAATCAGAAACAGATATCACTTCTTCCGATGGATCACTAAGCAACAACCTCAAGATAGAGTTCGTTGATGTCGAATCAAAAGTTTCCGAATAAACTTAAATGGCTATTTGAACCACATCGCTTTAAGGTAGCTTACGGTGGTAGAGGTTCTGGTAAGTCATGGAACTTTGCAAGAGCACTGTTAATCAAAGGTACAGAGAATCCGATGCGTATTCTTTGCGCTAGGGAAGTCCAGAAGAGTATCAAGCAATCAGTTCACACACTATTAAAAGATCAGATACAAGACTTAGGTCTTGGAGACTTCTACGAGGTCATAGAAACATCTATACGAGGTATCAACGGTACAGAATTTAGCTTTGCAGGTCTAGCAACTAATACAGTTGAGAGTATAAAATCTTTTGAGGGTGTTGAAGTTGTTTGGGTAGAGGAAGCACAAACAGTTAGTAAGAGATCATGGGACATATTAATACCTACGATCAGGAAGCCTAATAGCGAGATCTGGGTGACGTTTAACCCTTACATGGACACTGATGACACTTATAAGCGATTCGTCATTAACAAGCCTCATAACGCTAGAATAGAAAAGATTAATTACTCTGACAATCCTTGGTTTCCTACAGTATTAGAGATTGAACGTGCTAGGTGCATGGCTCATAACCCAGAAGACTATGCAAACATCTGGGAAGGCGACACTAAAGCTGCAGCAGACGGTGCTATCTATCACAATGAGATAAGAATGGCGCAAGAGGAAGGACGTGTAACTAACATACCAAGTGATGCTTTATTAAAGACTCACGTGGTTATGGACTTAGGATGGAATGATTCTATGTCTATTATCCTATGCCAGAGATCACTATCGGAGATCCGAGTGATTGACTACATAGAAGACGATCACAGGACACTAGACAGCTACTCTGATCAGTTGAAAAAGTTAAACCACAACTGGGGAACGATGTACTTACCCCATGATGCTAGAAACAAAGACTTTAAGTACGGTACAAGTGCTGAAGAGATTATGCAGAAGCTAGGATGGGAGACTGAGATCATACCTAGATCTGATATAGAGACAGGCATCAAGCTTGCAAGGATGACCTTTAGCAGAGCTTACTTTGATGCTGATAAAAGCAAACGACTGATTGAATGCTTAAAGAATTATAGAAGAGCTATTAACCAAACAACACAAGAGCCTGGTGCTCCGCTTCATGATGAGTATAGTCATGGTGCAGATGCTTGGCGTTATGTTTGTGCAGTGGTTGATGGTATGTCTAACGAGGCTTCCTCATGGGATAAACCTCTAACTGTAAATAACCAATGGATCGTATAAATGGCAATAGATGAAAACAAATTAAAGGCGTACCTAGAATCTGAGATAGATGACTCCATCGGATACCTAGAGACAGAAACAACTGACCAACGCCAAGAAGCACTAGAGTATTATCTTAGAGAGAAGTACGGCAATGAGGTCCCTGGTAGATCACAGATAGTGACAGGTGAAGTAGCAGAAGCAGTAGATGGTGCTATGCCTCAGCTTATGAAAATCTTTACATCTACAAGTGATGCAGTGGTATTTGAGCCAGTGAATGAAGGTGACGAAGAGACAGCAGAACAAGCTACCGCTTATGTAAACCATATATTCCAAAAAGATAACAATGGCTTTTCTATTATGCACGACTGGTTTAAAGACGGTCTCATGCAAAAGGTTGGTGTGGTTAAAGCTTATTGGGATGACTCTAAAGACGTAACAACAGAAAAGTATTATGATCTTGATGACGATGAGCTAGCAATGATAGCATCCGATGATGATGTTGAAGTCGTATCACAAAAGACTAATGAAATAATGATTGAGCAAGAACCTCAGCCTTCTGTTGATCCTATGACTGGTCAACCTATGATGGATGAGATGGGTATGCCAATGATGATGGAAGTGCCTCCATTAGTTAACAGAACACATGACGTTAAACTATCAAGAACGGTAGATAAAGGTCAAGTAAGAATAGAAAACGTACCACCTGAAGAGTTCCTAATCTCTAAGAGAGCTAGAACTATTGCAGACTCAGAGTTTACTGCACACCGTAAGATGCTGACACGATCCGAGTTAGTGGCTATGGGTTATGACGAAGACTTAGTTTACTCACTAGCAACTGGTGACTCACTAGACTTCTCTCCAGAAAGAATTGCACGATACTCTCGTGGTGAACTGCCTACTGATATGGAAGCATTAGAGCCTGCATTGCAGACAGTAGAATACTATGAGTGCTACATCAAGACAGATTTAGATGGTGACGGTATAGCTGAGATGAGACGTGTATGTTACGCCTCTAACGAGATACTATCAGAAGAAGAGTGTGACTACGTTCCATTCCATTCAGTATGTCCTATTCCGATTCCACATAAGTTCTTTGGTCAATCACTGGCTGATAGAACTATGGATATACAGCTTATCAAGTCAACGATAACAAGACAGATGTTAGATAATCTTTATCTTACTAACAACTATAGAGTTGGCGCAGTAGAAGGTCAGGTCAATATGGATGACTTACTAACATCCACTGCTGGTGGTGTTATTAGAATTAAGAATCCAAATGCTTTAGTACCTATGCAAGTAACATCTAACGCTAACCAGTCATTCCCTATGTTGGAATACTTAGACAGTGTTCAAGCGAAGCGTACAGGCGTTTCTGACTCTCAGCAAGGTCTTAACCCAGATATTCTACAAAACGTCACAGCGACCGCTGTAGCAGCAATGACGAGCCAAGCTGGAGGTAAGTTAGAACTGATAGCACGTATCTTTGCAGACACAGGTGTTTCATCGTTATTCAAAGGTATATTACATTTGGTATGTAAGTATCAACAAAAAGAAAGAATCATCAGAGTTAATAACAAATACGTTCCGTTTGATCCAAGAGAATGGAAAACTGAATACAACATCTCAGTCAACGTAGGTCTTGGTACTGGTAGCAAGCAAGAACAGTTAGCTACTATGCAAATGATCTTAGAGAAACAAGAGCAGATCATCCAAGGATATGGCTTAGGTAACCCCTTAGTTAACCTCAAGCAATACAGAGACACGTTAGCTAAGTTTGTAAACATGGCTGGCTTTAAAGATGACTCACAGTTCCTTATGGATATTAGTGAAGAACAAGCTCAACAAATGGCACAGCAAGCATCACAAGGACAGTCTGATCCTCAAGTACAAGCTGCTGAAGCATTAGCACAAGCAGAGATACAGAAGGCTCAAATGAAGATGCAATCTGACCAAGCTAAACTACAGTTAGATCGTGAGCAAATGGAACTCAAGGCACAGAAAGATGCACTAGAGTTGCAAATGAAAGAGATCCAACAGACTAAAGAGCTAGCACTAAAAGAGCTAGAGTTGATGATGGATGCTGAAAAGCATAACGATGCTAACGAAGTAAACCGAACTAAGGTTCTTATGAACGCATTAGAAAAGATCAATGACGTAACTCAAAGAGGTATGTAATGACTTTATCGGAAGCAATGAAAAACATACTGGGAAGCACTGAGTTTCAGGAAGTCATGAAAGAAATGAAAGACACACAGTTACAGATGATCCAATACTCGGGTGACGAAGAGCTACAACTAAGAGAGTACGCATACCAACGCATAAGATCCATTAACGAAATTATGTCTAATCTTGAATCTATCGCACAAACAGGCGAGATAAAAGATAAGGCATGGAAGATATTATAGGCACTTGCCTACTAATCGGTAACCTCCCGTAGAGGAATAAAAGGTAATACAAAATGAGTGATGAAACCATGACTCCCGAACAGGGAAGTGGCAATCTAACAGTAAGTGAATCTGTAAGTGGATTTGAAAGCTTCTTAGATAGCCAAGAGAACCCTGTAAAGGATAATTCAGAAGGCGTATCAGAGGAAGTTGTAGAAGAAACTTTAGAAGCATCAGAAGAAGAAGTAGAATCGGAAGAGGATACTTATGAAGCTGAAGATTCTGACGAAGATGAAGAAGAGACTGAAGAAGAAGCACCCCAGAAATTCACCGTAAAAGCATCAGGTGAAGAGAAAGAGGTTACCTTTGATGAATTAGTATCTGGCTATCAACTCGGCGCAGACTACACTAAAAAGACTCAAGAGTTAGCAGAGAACCGAAAGGCTGTAGAAGCTGAGGCTAAAGCTATTATTGAGGCTCAACAGGTTAGAGATACATATGCTCAACGCTTGCAAGCGGTAGAACAGTTGCTAACAATGAACGATTCTCCAGAAGATATTGCAAGTATGAAAGAAAACGATCCGATAGGGTACGCAGTTAAGGTCGCAGAGATGACCGAGAAGAAAGAGCAATTGCAAGCAGTAAGAGCGGAGCAACAACGCATTGCACAACAGCAACAAGCGGATAGAGCTCAAGCCATGCAAAGACAAATAGCTCAGGAATCAGCAAAGCTTGCAGAAGTCCTACCAGAGTTTTCAGACAAAGCTAAAGGCGAACAAATCAGAAATGAGATTCGTAACTACGGCAAAACAGTGGGTTTTACAGACCAAGAGTTATCTCAGGTCTATGACTCACGTCACGTCCTTGTACTGCATAAAGCAGCCATGTACGACAAGCTACAGAAATCTAAACCCGGTGTTCAGAAGAAAGTAGCTAACGCTCCTAAGATGATTAAGTCTGGGACAAAAGTTAAGCAAGGCAACAATGATGTACAAAAGCGACAAAAAGCACAACTTAAAGGCTCAGGCAAAGTGCGTGATGCTGCTAAGTTATTTGAAAACTTTATTTAAGGAAATTTAAACAATGGCAACTTATCAAACCTACCAATCTATTGGTAACAGGGAAGATCTAACAGATATGATCTATGATATCTCCCCTACAGAAACACCTTTCATGTCATCTATTGGCAAAACTAAAGCTACTGGCGTTCTTCATGAATGGCAAACAGATAGTCTTTCAGATGCTACAATCGCTAACGCTGCGGTTGAGGGTGCTGATGCTACATCTGCTACACTAGCTCCTACAACAAGAGTTGGTAACAGAACGCAGATCTCACAAAAAACTATCCAGATCGCTGGTACTGAAGAAACAATTGACAAGGCTGGTCGTAAGTCAGAAAAAGCTTATCAACTTGCTAAAGCATCTTCAGAACTAAAACGTGATATGGAAAAAATCATGTTGGCTAACCAAGCTGCTTCAGCTGGTGATTCATCTACAGCACGTACACTTGGTTCACTACAAGCATGGCTAAACACTAACTATGTTGGTACAGGTACTGCTGGTTCATTAGGTACTACAGCTCGTGTATCTGGTACAGACGGTGCATTTACAGAAGATATGTTAAAGTCTGCTGTTAAATCAGCATTTACTAACGGTGGTAACCCAACCGTGTTAATGGTTTCTCCAACACAAAAACAAGTAGTTTCTACTTTTGCAGGTATTGCAGAGCAACGCTATGCAGCTCCAGCTAACAAGCAAACTACTATCGTTGGTGCAGCTGACGTATATCTATCAGACTTCGGTACACTATCTGTTGTTCCTAACAGATTTACTACTGCTGATGATGAAGCTACAACAGGCGAAGGCGAACAAGCATTTGTACTTGATCCTGAGTACGCTGCTACTGCTTTCTTACGTCCTTTCCAAACTAATGAACTAGCTAAAACAGGTGACTCTGAGAAGACTCAGCTTTTAGTTGAATACACATTAGAAGTGAAGAACGAAGCAGCACACGCAATCGTTTCAGACTTATCTATCTAGAGTAAGTAAAGGATAGCCCTCTTCGGAGGGCATCTCCTTACGAGGACATTATGGCAAAAATATTAGGCACAGATAAAACAAAAAAAAGGCAATCGGTAGCACACAACACAGATGACGGTATCGTTATTGCTACAGAGCAAGACATAACTGAGATCATTGAACAGAATAAAAGAGAGTACAACGCATCATCCACGACATGGGGTGACGGTGACGTGTTCTCTAACAAGATAGCTTCTATACCTTTTACGGTAATAGACGAACTAAACAAACAGAAGAT